GCGTCGCCTGGCGCGCCCTGTGGTCGCGCATCGCGCCACCTGTTGCCGTAAACGTCGCCATCACGCGCCACAAGGACGCTCTCGCCGGCGGCGTAGGTGATACCGACCAACACCTTGGCTTCCATCGCCTGACGGTTCTCGTCGAAGCAGACGGACGCCTCAATGCGACGCCCATTGTGGATCGACTTACAGGTGATGTGTCGGAACAGCGCGTTGAACGTAGAGCGCGAGATCTCGCGCCGGTCTTGCAGATCAAAGAACGCCTCGTCTTCTTGGATGTAGGCGAACCGGCTATACCAGTCCGCTTTCGCAACTCGGCCGAGTTCCTTGCGCTCTATCTCCGCAATGATCTCGGCAGCCGCGTCAGGGAACGCCGCAGTCGGCGACAGTTTGGACAGCGCCTCGTTCATCGCCTTGGCAATGAGTTCGTCACGCAGACCATGCTCATGCTTAGGGCCGCCCTCTTCCGCTACCCAGCACAGGAAGCGGCGCGAAGTCCAGTCGCCGCAGTGACCGTGGAAACAAGTGTAGGCGCGGTTCAGCGGATGGTAGCGGCCCATTGCGTTACCGTCGCTATGCTCTGCCGCGTTAGGGCAAACGACGCCGAACCAACCCTCGGCGTTACCGTTCTCGATTACCTCGCCTCGGTCGTACATCCACTTCAGGACGTCGTCCTGACCGTTATCATCAAGCGTCATCTTGCGGCGCGTGCTTGTGTCAGGGTCGTGCGGCGTCACGCCAAGCGCGTCGCAGATTTCTTTCAGGGTGAACATCCGCTCAGGCGTATGCTCTACAAGATCCGACGCAAAGTTATCGCGCCCCTCTTTCAGATTGATCGACCCCGGCAGACGGAAGTTACGCACCGGATTGATAGCGCCGGGATCCGTGTAACCCGCCTCGGCAATGGCGACGATAGCCGCCGAGAACTCGCCCTTGGTCGGCTGCTCGTCCAGCTTGAACTTGTAGCCCCACTGAAAATTGCCGGACGATGTTTCCATCTTCCACGTCGGCTCAAGCGGCGGCGTCTTGCTCTTCGTGCCGATGTCGTCAAGCACCATGAACGCTACATAATCGCAGTAGGCCGCGCCTGCGTGAACCTTGCCGTCGGTGAACCTATCAACGACAAACGATGCGGTGTTGGCGTACCACGCGCCCTCTCCTCTGTACTTATCCGGCAGATAAGCAGGCCAGAAATATTTGACCGACCCGTCTTTGTGCTTTTGTGATGTTGGTTTTTGTTTGACGACCAAGATCGTTTCGCCATCCGGCGCAGCCGTCATCAGATGTTCTAGAAAATTCACTTGCCGTACCTCCCCATAATTTTTACTTCTGCCGCTAGTGGCAGACCCCCTGCCCAATTCGGACAGGTCGTCATTACGCGCTTCAGTTCTGAAGCAACATCTTCCGGCCTATCTGATTCAATTACTATCTCATCGTGGACGTGCAAGACCACATCGTCAAGTTGTCTGAGCGCGTACCTTAGCAGATCGTTCGCGATTGCCTGAGTAATATTTTCGCACGCCAGACCTTTCCATAACCGCGCACGCGGCCAGTGCTTTGCGTCCTGCGCGGGCTTCCACGCCGACTTGGCGTAGCTGATGCCGTCCTCGTCGAACTTGGCGTACGGGTAGCACAGCACCCGCCCGCTTGGCAGCATATACCAGAGATGCCGACCGTCGTAATGGTAGACGATGCAGCCTATCTCTATGTCTGTGTTCTTGTTCCGCATCGCGGTCGTGTAGGCGTTCTCAAGCCCCTGCCAATACGCCACGGCCCAAGGATTTGCTTTACGCCAACCTTTTACCGCGAGCTGTGCTTCATGGTCTTCAAAATGCATATTATATGCTTTAGCCATCGCCGCGAACGCGCCAACGCCACCGGCAAAACCGCACGCCAACTCCTGCACTTTTCCAACTTGCCGTCGATCAACGTCACGCGCATATCCTTCCTTGCAACCTTTTAAAATAGAATCATAACTGCTATGAAATGTTACGGCAGCGTTTGCAATATAAACGTCCAAATTGCGCCGAAACAATTCCAACTTGGCGTCACCCGCAGGGCTGTTCGACGCCCACGGTGTAACCCGCGCCTCAATCGACGCCCAGTCGGCAACGACGAAGGATTTGCCTGCCGCCGGTATCAGGGCGGGGCGTAGCATACCCTTCAGAACGTCTGTCACGCGCTTGCCGTATTGCGGCACGATAGCGTGACCGCGCACCATCGCCTGACGCACGTCTTCAGGTTCCTTGGCGCACTTGCGCGTGAAGTTATGCACCTGAGCGCCGTAGGATGAAACCCGGCCTGTAGCCGATCCGCCGGCAAACACAAACGCGCCCCTGACGCGATTGTCTTCCTCGTCGGCCAACTCTGCCAAGCGGCTGAACTTCGCTACTGACGAGGCCCACAGATCGTCGGCGCACTGTATAACGTCGGCAACATCCACCGGCACTTCGTCGGGGTTGTCCATCGCCAAGAGGTTGGCTCGGACGGTCTTGTCGATGGAGTACTTAGGCTCACCATCCTTGTAGACGATCATCAGCTTCAACGCTTCAGGGCCGACCCTGTCCATGACCCATTCACGCATACGAGGACTGCGGACAGACGTGATAGCGCCCTTGGTGATCTCGGTGACAAGCCGCTGAATATCTTCGAGTTCAGCACTAGCGTAGCGCATAGCCGCCTCTGCCAAGGGCTTATCTACAAGAACGCCTCGGTCGTTGATGCGCTCGTTGACGTGATAATCAAGCAGTTCTTCATCCGACAGATCACGCATCGCCTTGCTGAACGCCCGCATAGCGCGCACGTCCTGCTCGCAATACGAGATCATCTCGGCCATCAACGCAGGGTCTTCGTTGAACGTACCGTCTGCGCGAGGGATCGACAGAGCGCGGATCAGTTGATTGCCTCTGTGATCCTTCCGCATACTTGCGCCGGAGAACCGCCCGACATCTTCGAGCGAACCTGGAGCGCAGTTGGCGCGGGCTTGCGTCGCCGTGCAGTAGAACTGCTCAAGCGGTATGTTGATCTGCAACGGATACCAAAAGACAAGACGCTCGAAAGCAGCGTTATGTGCGCGAATTTGTCCCTTATACCCGCGCACCTTAATCGGGAAAAGTTGATCAGGCGTCCATGTACGGACTTCCTCATCATCAAAAGCGTAGGACATACACAAGACTTCTGTCGAACTATCTTGCGCATAGTTATACACGCCGCGTGATTTCAAATCACAACGGCTCCGCGTTTCAAAATCAAGCCAGAGCATTTGCAATCCTCTTTCCAATCCACGCCATTACAGGTACAGCCATTGAATTGCCAAGCGCCTTGTAGCGCGGCCCGTCTGCGGCTTTAGGGATAGCTGTGTAATCGTCAGGAAAACCTTGCAGGCGCTCGCACTCGCGGGGTGTGAGTCTGCGTACTGCCGTTGATTGCATGATGTAATCGCCGCCCTGATTGCCGCCGACAGGGCCGCCCGCCATGATCGGTTGCGATACATCGACTTCCCGCGCCTTATAATCCTTGCCTGAGTTCATTGGCATGATGGAGTAGGTAACAGGTTGTGTTACAAGGTCAGTAGCGTCCTTGTAATCACGCGACTTCATCGTGCTGGCGGTTCCATCATCCACATACTCGCCAAAGGCAACCATGCGGGCGGCAACAGGAGCGAGGTACGCCCCGCGTTGCGAAAACAATTCCTGATTTGAATAGCCCACGCCGCCGGTAGATTTCGCCCCTGACATCAACGTAGGATGCGGATACTGGTCACCATCCCAATGAGAGTTATTTTTAACGCCTACATACCACCCGTCCTCTTGAAACCCGGGGCGAACGACGCCTGTGCCTTCCTTAGTCAATGTTGGCGCAACTTCACCGACAAACTGGGTGACTACTTCTTCGTGGTTGTTACGACTGATTCCAAAGCGTGCTGCAACTGTGGCGGCAACTTCTTTCCCCTGCTCTCTGCTCGGCGCAATATCCCTTCGCACGCCCTCGAACTCAAAAAGAACTTGGGCAGGATCGAAGTCTGTTCTAGCACTTGCGACAACGAACAGACGACGGCGTCGTTGGGCCACTCCGAAATATTGGGCGTCAAGGATTCTCCACGCGATTGCTCTTTTGGGGCCATCAACAAAACCCGCGTTAGACCATCTTCCCCCTGGAGC